GAAGATGGATGGTTGAGAAGTTCAAAGGTATGATCTTCCAACTTGAAAGAGATGCTAACGCAATCGCACAAGAAACTCGTCGCGGAAAGGGTAACATCATCCTTTGCTCTGCTGATGTTGCTTCTTCTCTAACAGCTGCTGGTCAACTAGACTACACTCCTGCACTCAACAGCAACATGAATGTTGATGATACAGGTAACACATTCGCTGGTACACTCAACGGACGTTACAAGGTATACATCGACCCATTCGCTGCTAACCTAAGTGCTGATCAGTACTACGTTATGGGATACAAGGGTTCTAACCCTTATGATGCTGGTCTATTCTATTGCCCTTACGTTCCACTACAGATGGTAAGAGCAGTTGGACAAGACACATTCCAACCAAAAATTGGTTTCAAAACCAGATACGGAATGGTTGCTAACCCATTTGCTGAAGGTACTACACAAGGTCTTGGTAGAATTACTGGTAACAGTAACAGATACTACAGACGTGTTAAAGTTACAAACCTTATGTAAGCGAGTTGCTTATATTTTTACGAGACCCCTTTACAGGGGTCTTTTTTTATGCTATAAATATGGTAGTCAAATAATACTATGAAAGATCAAGGATCTATTGCTACTGGTGAAACACCAGAGACAAAATGGAATCGAGGACTTGACATTTTTATAGAGTCTGTTCATGCACCTGATGCTAAACTCAGAGGTTGTGCACATAATCAGCATTGCTACACAGAGTTGATGGATATTAGAGAACATGTGCTAGAATATCTGCAAAGTTTACGAAAATAAATGAACGGTAGAATCAATAAAGTAATGATGGTTGCGAGAACCATGAGAATAAAACAAGGTATAATGGATAAGAGTTGGTATCCTGAGTGGAGTGATAAAGAAAGATGGGCTGCTCAACAAGCCCTAAATAATGTTTTAGATGTTCTTGATGAATACTGGGAGTAATGGCAGACACTAGGGTTAGAGGTGCTACACCTCCGTTCAAACTAAATGAACCTACTAATAGGAACTTCCTATCAATAGTTGGGTTCAAGTTCTTGCTGAACCGTTGCCCTAAAGTTAGTTTCTTTTGTAATCAAGCAAACATACCAACTGTAACTCTTGGTACCACAACGCAAGCATCTTACCTTCGTCAAATACCTATACCTGGCACAGAGTTATCTTACGAAGATCTGACTCTTAGTTTTATAGTTGACGAGAACTGCGAGAATTACTTGCAGATATATGATTGGATTACTGGACTAGGATTTCCTGAGTCACTACAACAGTATGAAGATCTGAAGAAAGTAAATAGATTTTATCCTGACGCTGCTGAAAGAGATCAGTTTGCAGAGAGATCTGATGGAACATTGATGGTTCTGAATAGTGATTACAACCCAAGTATCTCTATCAAGTTCAAGGATTTATTTCCTGTTGCACTATCTGGTGTACCATTTGACTCAACAGAAACAGAGCAAAGATATTTTACCGCAATGGTTACCTTTAAATATACTATTTTTGATGTGATTGACGTAAATGGAACCAAGGTCTAAGACTTTAAGTCTTGAGATGATTCAAGACATGTGGGAAAAAGACGCAAAGATGAATCAAGATGAACTTGATACTGAGTCTCTCCGAATCCCACAATTACACGCTACTTATTATGAACTATATAATACGATACTGCTCATGCGAAAGCGTGAAGAGCAGACACATTGTAATGTTCTACTAGATCGGAGAAAGTATTACACAGGTAAGGCAACTGCGTCTGTATATGAAGCAGAACCATTCCCTTACAAGGTCAGAGACAAGGATGACCTCAAGTTATATCTTGAAGCAGACGAGAAACTCAGAAAGACCAAACTTAAAATCGAATACTATGACACCATGTTGAAGTATATCGAGGAAATACTAAGACAAATCTCCAATAGAACTTACCAGATAAAAAACGCTATTGAATGGAGACGTTTCAACGCTGGTTATGGCTGATCTAACTATAAGAAAGAAGAACGAAGTCTTTCTAAGAATTGATTGCGACCCACACATACGACACGAGTTACAGGACGAGTTCACCTTTGATGTACCAGGTGCTAAGTTCATGCCACAGTATCGTAGTAAGTACTGGGACGGTAAGATAAGATTATTTAATTTACAGAAGCAGGAAATATATGTCGGTCTGTTAGATAAGATCACGTCTTTTTGTAAGAGATATGATTACGAATTTGAATTTGAGAACTCCAAGTATTACGGACTGCCATACGAAGAGACGGAATCAATTTCGTATGAAGGGGTAAAGGACTATCTAACTCGAATCTCGAAATACAAACCTCGTGATTATCAGATTGATGGGGTGACTGATGCATTACAGAAAAATCGTAGATTGATTATATCACCAACAGGGTCTGGTAAGTCCTTGATGATCTATGCAGTTACACGATACCACGTAGAACATAAAAGGTCAACTCTCATTATTGTCCCTACTACCTCTCTTGTAGAACAGATGTATAAGGACTTTGTAGATTATGGTTGGAATGTCGATGGAATTTGTCATAAGATCTATGCTGGTAAGGACTTGATGAGTCAGAACCCAGTCATTATAAGCACATGGCAGTCAATATACAAGCTACCTAAAGACTGGTTCAATAGATTTGATGTTGTAATTGGTGACGAGGCACATCAGTTCAAGTCTAAATCATTAGTAAGTATCATGACTAAACTCTATGACACAAAATACAGGTATGGTTTCACAGGTACGCTTGATGGTACACAAACTCATAAGTGGGTACTTGAAGGTTTGTTCGGACCCTCTTATAAGATCGTCAATACTAAGGAGTTACAGGAGAAAGGCTATCTAGCAACACTCAACATCAAAGTTCTATTACTCAAGCATGATCCAAAAAGATTTGACACCTATCAGGATGAAATAGAATATATTATAAGTCATGAAAAAAGAAATAAATTTATTAGAAACCTAGCACTGGACTTGAAAGGTAACACATTGATACTTTATAGTCGGGTTGCCACCCATGGAGAGGTGCTATTCGACCTAATAAATAAAGATGATAGAAAAGTCTTCTTCATACACGGTGGTGTAGATGTCGAAGAAAGGGAATCTGTCAGGAGTATAGCAGAGGTTGAATCTAATGCTATAATTATTGCATCCTTTGGAACTTTCTCCACTGGTATCAATATCAAAAACCTCCATAACATTGTCTTTTCTTCTCCTTCTAAGTCCAGAATTAGAACTTTACAATCTATCGGCAGGGTCTTACGTAAAAGTAATTCCAAGTTGAGTGCTACATTATATGATATAGCGGATGATACTAAGAAAGGATCAGTCCAGAACTATACTTTGAATCACTTGATTGAACGAATCAAATACTACAACGAGGAAAAATTCAACTATGACATCATCCAAATCAAAATTTGAAGAACCGTATGAGGATTTTCTTGCGGCTATCAAACTTGTAAGTGGTGAAGAGATACTGTCAAAGGTTGTTGTGTGTAGTGATGATGACGATAGAATTATCCTAGAGAATCCAGTTGTATGTCAAGAGGTTCGCACCCCTGGTGCGAATATCCCGTTGGGATATAAATTTGAACCTTGGATGAAATTGACTGATGAAGAAGTCTTCATAGTTGATATGAATAGAATTATTACAATGTCTGAGATAAGAGATAAGGAAGTAAATAAAACATATTCCACGATCATCAAGCAAGGGTTCACTCGCTCACACCCTGAGATAACTAAAGAAATGGGATATATAAACTCTGTAGATAAGGCACGTCAACAGTTTGAAGAGATCTACAAGAAAGACTCTAAGGATACAAAAGAAACTTAATACCTGTCCTTTCAACCCCCACAGGGTTATTGTACACACTTTTGACAAGCATGTCAAGTACTGCTATAATTAAGTACAGAAACACGCACAGTAATGCCACGTAAAAGATCAGAGCACTACGTCAATAACAAGGAGTTTCTTGCTGCAATTATTGATTATAAAGACCAAATTATCATTGCCGAGAAAAGAGGTTTACCTAAACCTGTAATTCCCAGATACATTGGCGAATGCTTTCTAAAGATAGCAACTCACCTATCATTCAAACCAAACTTTGTAAACTATATGTTCAAAGATGATATGGTATGTGATGGTATAGAGAACTGTGTTCAATACATTGATAACTTCAATCCAGATAAGTCTAGGAATCCTTTTGCATACTTCACACAGATAATACACTATGCATTTCTAAGAAGAATACAGAAAGAGAAACGTCAGTTAGATATAAAACAAAAGATAATAGAAAAGTCTGGGTATGACGAAGTCTTCGTCGCAGACGAAGCGGATAAGTCCTCTGAGTATAACTCTATCAAAGATGCTGTACAATATAGAACTAACAACAGATGACTTACGATCTCACAGAGGAAGAGTGGGAGTGTGTTCGTGTCTGTATATCTAATGCACCGATACCCTACGATATCACCAAGAAAAAAATACCTGCTGATATCCTAGAAAAAATAGGAAAACCCATCGAACATCGAGAAGAGGGTCTATCCAAACCAAAATACGATCTATCAAAGTACGGAATCCATGAGAGTTGACAGACACAGAGACATCGCTGATGACCTTGAAGCAGAGTTATTATCTGAACTAGAGGGCATCACCACACAACTACGTGGCACTATGAAAAGAATGACTAGAGTAAACTCCATGGGGAGATCAGCAAAAGTCATCGAAATTGAGTATGATGTAAACGAATGAAAGTTGCTATTATCACAGACCAACACTTTGGATTCAAGAAAGGTTCTAAACTATGGTTAGATTACTTTCAGAAATTTTATGATGAGATATTCTTTCCTACATTAGAGAAGCATGGTATAGATACTATACTTGATCTAGGAGATACCTTTGATAACAGGAAGGGTGTGGATCTATGCTCTCTCAATTGGGCAAAGTCCAATTACTTTGATCCTATTCGAGATAAAGGAATGTCAATGATTAGTATAGTTGGCAATCATACTGCTTTCTATAAGAATACTAATGACATCAACACTATAGATCTGATGCTCAGAGAGTATGATAATATACGTATCGTTGAAGAGTGTGAAGAGATAACTGTAGGTGGGTTACCAATACTGTTTATACCTTGGATCAACCCAGAGAATGAGGCAACAACATATAAGATGGTGAAGGATAGTAAGTGTAAGGTTGCTATGGGTCATCTAGAACTAAATGGGTTCGTTGCCACACACGGGCACGTAATGGACGTAGGAGCAGACTTTGAGTGTTATGACCACTTTACTCATGTGTTCTCAGGACACTACCACACAAGGTCAAATAACGGTAGGATATATTACCTAGGCAATCCATATGAGATGTTCTGGAATGATTGTGATGATCCAAGAGGATTCCACATATACGACACAGAGAAACTAACACTCAAGACAATCAATAATCCTTATCAGATGTTTAAGATTATCAATTATGATGATACACCTAGACAACTGACTAAGTTTGAGGAGTATAGGAATAAGATAGTCAAGGTTGTAGTTAGACAAAAGACTGATGATAAAGAGTATGAAAGATTCATGCAATCATTAGCAAGGGTACACCCATATGACATCAAGGTGGTAGAGAGATCTGTAAATATGCTTGCACCTGAGGAGAACGTAGCACAGACAGAAGATACGATGACTCTACTCAACACATATGTCGATGATCTAAGCACAGATCTAAATAAATCTAAGATCAAAGACATTTTGAGAGTCACTTATCAAGAGGCATGTGAGGTCATCTGATGCATATTATTACACCAAAGCATAGTCAAGACGAGGGAGCATATGCAGTCGTCAACGAGTATGGTGAGAAGGTTGTATTCTTTTTTGTAGAGAAAGATGATGCCGATAGATATGCTATGATGTTAGAAGGTTCGGGTGAACCTATTATGAAAGTAATACATGTTGCTGACCGTGTAGCAATTGCAGCTTGCGAAAAAACAGGAACAAGGTATACTATAATAGGTAAAGATGATTTTGTTATTCCAGTTGATCCTAAGTGATTCGTTTCAAAGAAATTCGTTATAAAAACTTTTTGTCCTCAGGGAATCAATTCACATCTATAAAGTTAGATGAGAATAAAGATACTCTCATTGTTGGTGCAAATGGTTCGGGTAAGAGTACGGTTCTAGATGCTCTTACATTTTCTTTGTTCGGTAAACCGTTCCGAAAAGTTACGAAGGGTCAGTTAGTCAACAGCACAAACGAAAGAGATGCTGTTGTGGATATACGATTTGATATTGGTGATGTACCTTATAGGGTTATAAGAGGCATCAAACCAAATATTTTTGAGATCTATAAAAATGGAAAGAAGTTCAATGAGGACTGCTCTGCTAACGATCAACAAAAGACTTTGGAAGGACAGATACTCAAACTCAACTACAAGTCTTTCACTCAAATTGTTATACTTGGGAGTGCTTCTTTCGTTCCCTTTATGCAACTATCTGCTCCACATCGCAGGGAAGTTATAGAAGACTTACTTGACATCAAAGTTTTTTCTATGATGTCAGATATCTTGAAGACTCAAATCAAACAGTCAAGAGATAACTTGAGAGTCATGGAACTGAAGAAAGAATCAGTTGCAGATAAAATAATAATGCAGAAAAGATTTATCAAACAAATAGAGGAAGAAGGTTATGACAGCATCAACACCAAACAACAAGAGATCGAGAATTGTGATACCGAAACAGAAGAGTATCAAAGGAGTGTTGAAGATCTCATCTCTAAAGTCAATAAAAAGGAGAAGGATATTCAACAATATACTAAATCAAGTAGTACTATAAAAAAGTTAGAAAAGTTAAAATCAAAAATACAAACTAAAGAATCAAACTCTAGTCATGAACTAGATTTTTTTGAAGCACATTCGGTTTGTCCTACATGTACACAGAATATAGAAGAGTCATTCAGAGTAAATAGAATTGAACACCTCCAAGGAGTTCTTGCCAAACATCAAAGTAGTTTGGATGAAATCACCACTGCTATAGAAGCAGAGGAAGAACGAGAACAACAGTTTCTCAAACTCCAGAAGGAGATTACTACACTATCTAATGAAGTTTCTCAATTCAATATTAGAATTGCTAACAACAACAAACGAAGAGGAAATCTTGAAACAGAAATTCAAAACATTACCGATAGACTTGAGAATAAAAATTCTGAGGATGAGAAACTAACAGAGTATAAGGATAAACTAAAAGACATACTAAACAATTTACAAACAACTCAAGATGAGTTCGATTATCTAGAACAGGGTAACGAACTACTCAAAGATGATGGTGTAAAGAAAAGTATTATAAGAAAGTATCTACCTCTGATCAACCAACAGGTCAATGAGTATCTACAGAGGATGGATTTCTATGTCAACTTTATGTTAGATGAAGACTTCAATGAAACTGTGCAGACACCTGTGCATGAGAAGTTCTCTTATGCATCATTCTCTGAAGGAGAGAAGATGAGGATTGACCTTGCACTTCTGTTTACATGGAGAGAGATAGCAAGGATGAAGAACAGTGTCGTCACAAATTTGCTAATCATGGACGAGGTTTTTGACTCATCACTAGATGAGTTTGGTACAGACTACTTCCTCAAAATTGTACGGTATATCATCAAGGATGCTAACGTGTTTATAATCTCGCACAAACAGGATCTATACGATAAATTCAATCACTGTCTGGAGTTTACTAAGGACAAGGGGTTCTCCAAACTAAAAGTTTGACAAGTGCGAACTTTGTGCTATCATATATAATCATACAAAGGAATCGAAAGATCGTACCCCTGCGTAGATAAAAAGACACCCATGTCGGGGTCGTCTAACATCCGCAGGATTTTTTTATGTCTTGCGAGATACTTAAAAACAATAATGAACATTAAATCAATCTTAGCAGTCGCTGCTGTAACTGCTTTCTCTTCTCCTGTATTAGCAGGACCTTACGTTGGTGTAGACACCAAGTCAAAATTCACTGGTAACAACTACAGTGCAACAGAATTCACTGGTAAGATCGGTTATGCTGGTGCTTTAGGCGAAGGTGGTACTAAGTACTTCGTAGAAGGTGGTCCTATTATAACTGTTGCTGACGGTGGTACAGAAACAACTGAATTAAGAATCAACTCTGGTTTAGCATTTGCTCTAACAGACTCAGTTGGTGCTAAAATCGGTGGTAAGTTCACATCTAACGATGGTGGAGACAACAAGTACGAATTCCTAACTGGAATCAAGTACAGTTTCTAAGAAACAACTTACATAATACAAGGGGTGCTTGACACCCCTTTTTTTATGCTATATAATAGATGAACCTAGGTTAGATTATGGATCAAGAAGAGGCGATGTTTGGTGCCGAACCCAAACCTAAGAAGAAACCATCTAATGATGGTAAGTATAAGTGGATATCAATTGGTGTGGTAGGCAGTCTATTCGCTGTGTCACATCTTGGTATGATAGGACATATTGTAAGTAGAAAAGATACACCTAAGTTACCTAACTTGAATATACCTGTAGGACCATACACTTCATATAAGGCAAGTGTATCAGAGGATGGTTACGCTATAACATATAAAGCAAACGATCCTAAGACAATGCATATCACTACAAGTATAAAAGAGAAAGGAGGTTTCTTAGGGTTAGCAAACAACACCAAAGAAGTTGTTGAAGAGTATGTCATGGATGGTGTAACCAATCAAGGAGGACCTGTATCTAATCCTAGATCATGGCAAGATCCTGCAACATTAGGGAGTACAACGAACACACAGGGAGATGCGGTTGCTAGATCAGAAGCATGTATCAAAGCAATCGGAAGTGCAGAAGGAACAGGAAGACTCGTGGGTACCTCGATTGGTGCTTCTGCTGCTCCTGCTCTGTCTAATATCCCCTTTATTGGTTGGGTCGCTGCTGGTTGGGTGGCAATGTTTAGTGGCAATCAGGGTTCTGACATAGGTGGCAGCATGGCAGAAGGTCTAAACGAGAACTGCTAATGTGGGAAGGTATACTTATTATTGCAGTTGGGTCTGTTGTCTTCATTCTTGTTGACATATGGATCAGGGAGAAATTCGGAAAGAAATAACATAAATAGTAACAGTTCTTTACAATTGAATGTCAGAAGTTCAGCACATGTTGATCAAGGTGATAATGTTGATATTTGTCACCACTGTTCCTACAGCGTTAGTGCTGTCAATCTTTTTGCGGGTTTGGGGTAGAGATATAAGCAAGGATGATGCGTGACATAAGTGTGCCTTATGTAAAGTTTCTTGACAAAATTTTATTTTTTATATATAATTATGTAACAAAAGTTCACAATTACTAAATGACTGTAACTACTGAATCAGGCGGACGTCAAAATGCGTTCCCAACTGAAACAAAACCTTACGTTGATGAAAGCGTAGTATATGAAGGGTATCCTCAAAATGCTGAGAAAGTAAATGGTCGTTGGGCAATGGTTGGTTTCATTGCACTGATTGGTGCTTATGTTACTACTGGACAAATTATTCCAGGTATCTTCTAATGGATTTTTCACATCCCTACTGGAAGTACGCAGAGAAGGTCAATGGACGTCTCGCAATGCTCGGTCTAGTGATCGGGACAATCAACTACGGTCTATTCGGTTGGATAGCACCAGGTTTATTCTAAGCAAACAATTACAAGGTACAAACAAATGACACCAGAAGCAGAAAAGTTTAACGGTTGGATGGCAATGATTGGATTCGTTGCAGCAGTTGGAGCATACGCAACAACAGGTAACATCATTCCAGGTATATTCTAATGAAAGACAATATCGAACCACAAAAGAAAATTGCAGAAAGATGGAACGGTAGACTTGCTATGTTAGGTTTGATTGCAGCAGCAACTTCAGACTTATTGACAGGTCACATGTTCTTCGGTCAGTTCTAAATGACAGATCTTTCTGTAGTAAATGATATATCACCCTTTCAAGCAATACTATGGTGCTTCTATCCCATAGGAGCACTTGTATTTCTTGAACTATTCATCCGTGCCATCAATGATGACGACGATGATGATTTTGATGGTGGTAAAGCAGTCCCAGTTTATCAAGGAGCAAACTAATGCAACACTTACTATTCACAACATTAGTAACAGCATACATCTTATCAGGTGTAGGTAATATCGCTTTCGCATGAAAGTATTTTCAAACCCATACTATCCGTTGATAGAATTCGGATTCTTTGTTATTGTAGGCACAGTAGCAGGATTCGCAGGAGTAGTATGAAACATTTCATCCAATGGTCTAACAGGTGCATGGTTGTAGCAATGCTACTCGTGTCCTGTATTTTATTAGGTGGGAAGGCATACGCAGATGTGCCAGTATTATATGTACAAGTCCCTCAGTGGACAGACGATTGGGCAGTATGTGCAGTAGACATACCTGACGCTAAGTGTCATTGGTATGTACAACAGGCAGACAACACATTTGGTGAAGGTTTCGATTGGGAAACTGCTCCATGGTTTGATGCCAACGGTTTATACGATGTCCCCGCAATGCAAGCATCGACAGCAGTAGAGAAGTTGCAAGATAGATAGTATGCTATCATGGCAACATGGAAAAGATAGAGATCGGTAATAACTTCCACAACTTCTTAGAGGTTGTAGAAAAAAGATTTATAAAAAATGAAAGATGGGATAGGTCGTATGATTATCATGCGGATCCCATCTTTTTTACTAGCATCACATTCTTAAAAATGTTGCTAGAAAATAATCAAAGACTTGACTTACCAAGTAAGTATCTGGTATTCAATGATCAGGAGGATGTGACACCAAGAAAGAAGTTTGATCACGACCTACTGAAAAGAAAATTTCCTAAGTGTATTGACACACCTGTTGTAGGATACTATCCTCCTACAGGATTTGTAGGTTGGCATACTAACTACAAGGTGCCAGGTCATATAATATTGTTCAACTGGTCAGAAGATGGAGAAGGGTTCTTCAGATTTGCCAAAGGAAATAAAATGGATACTATAAAGGATGGAAAGGGTTGGAGTTGTAAGGTGGGATACTTCGGAGAGAATGTAGAAGATCAACTGTGGCACTGTGCTAGGACAGAGTGTCGTAGGTTTTCTTTTTCGTATCGGTTTGCAAACAAACAAGATTGGCAGGATGCAGTTGACTTGATACTGGGTTAGTGTTATTGTATAAGTGTTAGACATTTATCATGAAACTCAGGGAACCTATGAGACTATCTGAAAAGACAACTAAAATTCTTCAGAACTTCACGTCTATCAATCAGTCATTGCATTTCAAAGAAGGAAATACATTGAGAACTATGTCAGTCATGAAAAATGTTCTGGCAGAGGCAGAGATTGAAGAGTACATACCACGTGAATTTGCAATCTATGATTTGCCACAGTTCTTGAACACATTGTCATTGACTGCTACACCATCTATTGATGTGTCTAGTAACCAGTCACATGCAACAATCAAAGGAACAACAAATCATCAGACAAAATTCTTCTTCTGCGATCCTAGTGTCATTGTGGCACCACCAGAAAAGAAGATGGAACTTCCTAGTATAGATGTGGAGTTCAACCTATCAGAGCAAGACCTAAAGAGTTTACTCAAAGCATCATCTATCATGCAACTACCAGACCTATCTGTTGTAGGTAATGGTAATACTGTAGAAGTGATAGTATCTGATCGTAAGAATGATACATCGAATGTTTATAGTCTTACTGTCGGAAATACTGAACACACATTCTCATTCAACTTCAAGATAGAGAATATCAAGACACTTATTGGTGGATATACTGTTCAGATTTCTAAGAAGAATCTTGCTAAGTTCTATAGTAGTTCATATAAACTTACATACTTCATTGCATTAGAACCTGATTCTAAATTCGATGAATAATTACGGACTAGAGATAGCGTTCTGGGTTATACTAGGACTCTATTTCGTATACCTCTGGGAGGAGAAAAAGTGAATAGTGAAGGTAAGGAAGACAAGGGTACACCTAAAGTAAACAAAGACGCTATCAAAAAGTTAGTCAAACAATACAAGAAAATCAAAAAGTACCACAAGTCAAATCTCTATCAAATCAAACAACTAGATGACCAATGAATTTCTATGGGTCGAGAAGTATCGTCCCAAGACAATCGAAGAGTGTATTTTACCAGACTCAACAAAGAAAACCTTTGCTGAGTTTGTACAGTCTGGTGAATTACCTAACTTATTACTTGCAGGTCCACCAGGTGTAGGTAAAACTACAGTTGCAAAGGCATTATGTAATGAGTTAGGTGTTGATTATTATGTAATCAATGGTTCTGACGAAGGAAGATTTCTAGATACTGTAAGAAACCAAGCAAAAAGTTTTGCTTCTACTGTCTCGTTGACGAGCAGTGGCAACCATAAAGTAATCATAATAGATGAAGCAGACAACACGACCCACGATGTACAACTCCTTCTTAGGGCAAATATTGAAGCGTTTTATAACAACTGTCGTTTCATCTTCACCTGTAATTACAAGAACAAAATTATTGAACCTCTCCACAGCAGATGCTCGGTGGTCGAGTTCGGAATTAGAGGGAAAGAAAGACAAGAACTAGCAGCAAAATTCTTCAAAAGATTACAGACAATACTGGCAGAAGAAAAAGTAAAGGCAGAACCTAAAGTTTTAGTAGGACTCATCAACAAACATTTTCCTGACTGGAGAAGAGTTCTAAACGAATGCCAGAGATATTCTACAAGTGGTGAGATTGGTAGTGAAGTTCTTACCGCACTATCTCCAACGAATACAAATGAGTTGATAGGTTTTCTATCTAAGAAAGAGTTTCAAAATGTAAGGAAATGGGTAGTACAAAATCTTGACAATGATCCCAACTCTATACTAAGATCAGTATACGATTCAATATACGAAAACTTGAAACCGTCCTCTATTCCAGAAGCGGTTCTCATCATTGCAAAGTATCAATACCAATCAGCATTTGCTGCTGATCAGGAAATCAACATGCTTGCAGCAATGACTGAACTCATGGTGCAATGTGAGTTCAAATAATGTATAATTAGTATGTACGAAGATTTATTATGGACGTGACTCCCCAACAACCTGTCGGAATTATCCAAGAGATACCTGTTTGTCTCCCAGAACCACCACCAGAAGGTAGAACAATGATTCAGCATGTTGGAGTTGCTGGCATTGTTGTCTTCCTAGTATCAGCAATCGTTGCATCATTCTGGTTGATTGGTAAAGGATTGACTAAAGAACAACTAGCAGATCTAAAGAAAGCAGAAGAGGCACCAAAGCGAAAAACTAGAAAGAGAACAAGTGCCAAAAGTAAAAATACTAAGTCAGAATAGTATGAAGTGTTTAGTTACAGGCGGTGCGGGATTCATAGGATCTCACATCGTCGAAAGACTACTGGAAGATGGTAGTGAAGTTGTCGTTGTGGACAATGAATCAGCAGTTAGTAATGATGAATTCCACTGGTATGCTTCAGCAAGTAATCATAAGGTAGACATAAGAGATTATGATAAGATAAGACCATTGTTTGATGGTGTAGATTGTGTTTTTCATTTAGCAGCATTCAGTAGAATACAAATTGCTATGAAAAATCCAGATGCTTGTATAGATGTCAATTACGTTGGCACTAACAATCTTCTGAAATGTGCTGTGGAAGCAGGAGTAAAAAGATTTGTAAACTCTTCCACATCATCCTCATATGGTTTAGCAAACACACCTCCTCTAAGAGAGGACATGCCTACAGATTGTCTAAACCCATACTCAGCATCTAAAGTTGGAGCAGAAATTTTATGTCAGATGTATTCAAAATTGCACGGACTCTCAACCGTGACCTTGAGGTACTTCAATGTTTACGGTCCTCGTCAACCACTAAAGGGAACATATGCTCCCGTGATTGGTTTGTTCGAGGAGCAAAAGAAAGCAAGAACACCATGCACCATAGTCGGTGATGGTGAGCAGAGAAGAGATTTCACACACGTGTCAGATGTAGTAGAAGCAAATATGTGTGCAATGCAAACAAATTGTGATGGAGTATTCAATATTGGTACTGGTAAAAATCATTCTGTAAATGATATTGCAAAATTAGTCAATAACCCTTATAATACAATACAAATACCATCAAGACCTGGTGAAGCAAGAATTACTCTTGCAGATAACACAAAGGCAAAAACATTATTGGGGTGGGAACCTAAGAAAGAACTTCATGAATACTTTGAAAACTCCTCTAAGATATCCTGGCGGTAAGTCTAGAGCAGTAGAGAAGATATATTCAAGATTCCCTTATGGTATAAAAGAATATCGTGAACCTTTTTTGGGTGGTGGTAGTGTTGCATGCTACATCGCACAGAAGCATCACAACCTTCCTATATGGGTAAACGATTTGTACTTCCCTTTATATAATTTTTGGGTACAACTTCGTGATAATAATGATTATGTTTATAAACAACTACAACAACTCAAGAGTAGATTCCCTGATCCATCATCAGCGAAAGGTTTGTTCCTTGATGCAAAGGAGAAGTTGAACGATGAGACCACCGATCTCCCCGACAAGGCTGTTTGTTTCTATATTATTAATAAGTGTAGCTTCAGTGGGCTTACTGAATCGTCTTCGTTCTCCCCGCAAGCCTCAGATTCCAACTTTTCTATGCGAGGTATCGAAAAGATGCCCTATTACGGATTACTTATAAAGAAGTGGAAAATAACAAACTTATCTTACCAAGAGTTACTAGATGGTGATGATGCATTCTGTTATCTTGATCCACCATACGAGATAGGTTCTAATCTGTATGGTAAGAAGGGTGCGATGCACAAAGGATTTGATCACGATCTGTTTTTTACTACATGTGATCTATCAAAACAAGATTGTTTAGTAAGTTATAATACTACACAAGTTATAAAGAGTAGGTTTCTAAATTGGACAGCATCAGAATTTGATCTGACATATACTATGAGATCAGTTGGTGAGTATATGAACGAACAGAAACAAAGGAAAGAATTGCTATTGTCAAACTACTAGATAATATAGCAATATACAAAATATGTTATCTACACAATACCGACTGCGACTGGAAGGCATTTGTAAGTCAATCGCTGCGGGACAAGAAGTCTCAATAGCAGACATGATCTGGGCAGAAAAACTTTCAAAAGCGAATACGAGTGCAAGAGGTATGTTGAAAACTGCAAGACGTATGGTTACAAATCCAAACGATTCTTTTCTGAATAGCTTGAACATAGGAGACCCCGATTCAAGTAATCATCGAAGGGGTTTCACATCACCTGATGAGGTGGTAGACTGGTTTCATCAAGAGAGATCAGATGATTGGAGGCAAAGAGATTAATGGCATACAATGTTACAGTAATTGACACTGAAGAAAATACAACAACCATTGAAGTTGAAGAGGATGAATATATCCTCGATAAAATTGAAGAAGAAGGCATTGATGCCCCATACTCTTGTAGAGCAGGTGCCTGTTCTACCTGTGCAGCAAAAATTAAAGAAGGAACTGTAAATCAAGAAGATCAATCATTCTTAGATGACGAGCAACTTGAAGCAGGTTTTGTGCTTACATGTGTTGCATATCCTACATCAGATCTTACAATACAATTAGGAGCAGAAGAAGAACTTTATTAATGGGATACGATTTATTTGGAGATCATGGAAGAAACTTACCCACTCCTCATGGTAGTGGCACAAGACCTATGTACGCTGACATGGGTAAATCATGTGCACCAGATCCAAATCGTAAAAGAACTTACCCAGAAGTAATTGCTTTGTTTTGTCTCGACTCACACAACACAAGTTACTTCTTCAAAAGGGAAGATGGGACATACTATTGGTTACATGCTCGTAAAGATAAAGATGATGAGTATGTGGATGTAGATAACTTACAATTAGAAATGTTTGAAGATCCTGTTCTATCTAAAGAGTTTATTATGAATGCTATAATGTAGGTATATATACTCACATGAAGCACATCAACACATTCGTCTTAGATATTACAATCTATATCTTAGACTTCCTCTACAGAGGTAGAGACTTTCAAAGGTTCTGGGTTCTTGAAGTGATTGCCAGAGCACCTTACTTTTCTTTTATAAGTGTGTTACACTTTAGAGAATCACTGGGACTGAGAGGAGAAGATCATGTACACTTGATGAAGGAACATTTTTATCAGGCACTCAATGAAACAGAACATCTTGAAGAAATGGAGCTTAGAGAAGGTAACAGGTATTGGATTGACCGCTTCTTTGCCAAACATCTTGTTTTACTTTATTATTGGATT